TCGCCTTCTTGAACTGCTTGACCAACAGCCCCTGTAGCAGTGAGCGTAAAAGCAGGACTCGTGTTCCAAGTGCTTGTATTCCAAGCTCTTGTTGCACTGTTCCAGCCTATAAACGCTACTTTAGTAGACATTAGGCTATCCTGATAATCGCGTTAGACGCATCCGCTGTTGGGAATACAATGGTAAAGTCGCCAGAACTAGCTGCTTTGTCTGCACCAAAATCTAACACGGCTACCGTTGGATCGCCTGTAGCCGCTTCATTAAATATCAAAGCGCCTCGAACTGCCGAGATGGTTACGTTAGAAAACACCTCATCCGCAAAATCAACTAAAGCTGTTGTACCAATAGCGACCGGAGTAACACTGGTCAGGAAATTTCCTTTCGCGGTGTAGTTTGTGCCGCTGACCTCGTTGCCAGAGGTGTATGCAGTAGTGGCCGCCGTAAAGGTGGCGCTGTTAGTATACATAGCCAGTTTAAACTGGTTACTCGCTACTGTGAAATTATGAACACCCTTCATTAGTTCAACTTTGAACGAGGTGCATAAGAAGTTTCCATTAAAAGCCATTTACATTTCCTTTATATACTCGGCCAATTTTGGCTGACCAGCATCTTTAATTGCATTATATACCGTAGTTCTATCGCTTTGGATAGCCTGTCGCATATATAGGGCAACAGTTTTTTCTACAGCGTCTCGATATTCTTTGGCTTGTTCTCGAATAGCAGGAGGTGCGGTCTCCGAAATGCCAACTATTTTACTCACACAGCGTTGAGCGACTTCCTCTGGAGTGAACCCACGGTTGTTTGTCGTTGCAACTTCAACTTTAAAATCGTTCGACATCGTGACGGGGAAAGATGCGGTCATACGTTAATCTCCTTATGTTTTGGCGCGAATGAGTTGACCAGTGCGGTACTCGTCCGTGACCTCTTGAGCCTCGCCCAGGTTCTTCAACCTGCCCGCTGCTTCACCAAATCTCTGCATGTACATCTGCATAGTTTGAGGATCGCCCTTCATGTAAAGATACGCCTCAGATAAACTTCCGTAGAGCATCGCCATCTCTGCGTTCTCGCTCAACCATGTCAGTGTAGTATCCGCGCCAAGAGCCGAGACTGTAGCCGTAGCCCCACTAGGGCTGGCTGTAATTGTTTCACCTACAGTGTAGTTGCTACTAGGGATTACCACAATTAATGATGTGGTGTTGGGAACTGAATCCACACCACTACTCTCACCGCTCGTACCACCAGTAATAGTGTCATTCGCAGTAAACGTTCCTGTCACACTTGTAAGAGTAAGAGTGTAGCTGCTTTGAGTTAAACTCTCTGGCCGGTAGAAGTAATGAAGTTCGGAGTTAAAACTACTACTTGGAGTAGGGGCCAAGATAAGGTTATCTAAATCGTACTGCCCATAATACTTTGGAGATCCTGTTGTAGCAGGGTTAGGGTTGTAAGACTGAATGAACTCGGCGTCTTTAAAGTCTACAAATACAGCCTCACTATTACTGTCAGTGTATGAAAGGGCAAATGGAGCTAAGAAATCACTCGGCAAAGATAAAAACTTATTAGATGCAGACATTTGACCCGCAACATTCTTGCGAAACAAACTCAGTTGAACGTTCTTTAGGATCCGTTCCTCGGTAAGTCTTATGAACAAGGGAAGGTTCGAGACAAAAGATGTCTCGTTGTTTTCCGTGTAATTTTGAATTGCAGTCTTTAACTGCGTGTATGTAAAACTCATGTCATCACACTATTGTTATGTTTCCAACCATACCACTATGGTTTGTGCATTGATACACTAAAGATGTATCGCTTGGTTCGTGCGGTATGATGAACTGTGTTAACCCTGTAGTAGAGTTATAGTTCTCAGTGACCCCTGTTGTAAAAGCAGACCCTCCTGATGAGACTCTTATTTGTAAAGGATGACTACTTACATTTGCTGTATTATCAATCAAATAAGTATGTCCTTTATAAAAAGTAAAGTTTGGGTTGTTTCCAGATGTAGCTCCGGGGCCAGTAAATGTAAATGCGGACGATCCGTTTACACCCGCAGTATATTTAGTCACAGGTCCAGTTGTCTCATCATTTAATCTAACCCATGCGGCAGCGTGTGCGAAGTACAACCCTCCCGTCGCGTGAACGTGCGCCACTGCGCCATGATATGTTCCCGCACTAGGTAAGTCGCTAAGATTTGCATAATAAAACACAATTCTGTTTGCACCAGAACTTACATCTATAATCCCATCAGAATTTATTATGTCCGTTAGTGTTGTGCCGTTTCCTAAAGCTGCATATACTTCATCAAAATTATCATTAATTTTATCTGCACCTGAACGAAGAGTATCTCCTGTTCCATCGTTAGCTGATGATCCTATGCCTACTGCTTGCTTTGTCATGTCTTATCCCTCGTCAAATGTTTTTGTGGTGGAATCTAATGTTACAGATGTACTATCAAATCTTGAAGCTGTTGAGCTACCAGAAATAATTGTAACAGAATCAACAAATGCTGGCGCAGACAGTCCTGCCATATACGCTATGTTCTCCGCATCTGGGTTCACAACAGTGGTTACTGTTACTGTGCTTATTTCGCCAACAGATTCTAAATTACTAGGGGGGGTTAAACCAAGAATGCTGTTAAACCCAACAGGATTAAACCCGTACTGTATGTTCCGTTGCTCAGGCAAATTCTGTTCTGGGCGTGGATTTCTAAGGGCCTGTGGATCAGGAGTGGCCCTAAGAGGATCAAGTTGAGGTTCTTTGCGTTCCCACTCGTCTTTACCGACTAAAAGGCCGTTCCACTCTTTTCTCATGTCTCTTAGGCGATAACGGAACCCTGAACGATCAGATATGCCGTATGCAAATTTGCCTGTGGCATATTTAGACATATCGGTAATTCCTTAAATCTGGAGCAACGCGGAAGGACGCACGATCTCTATCTTCGTCCATTGCACGATTTAACTCCTCTTCATACACTGTTTTAAGCATTTGAACACGGTCTGGAGCGCGTTTTAAGGCGATATAATAGGCCAAACCAGCCGCTAAAGCAGGGTAAAAACGGAAGGGAACTTGCGTAGTATTGGTGTAAATATCGGCATCATCTATGCGTATTAAGGCGTCAAAAAGGACCACATCGGTACTATTATCGGGCAAAGGCCACAATTTAAGCACTGGATTTATCTGCCTATCAACAAAAAACTGCGTAGGGCGTCCTGTAGTGGTTTTTGTTGGAATACTGAGGTATTCGTCACGACTAATGCGACTTAAAGAGAAATCAGTGCCACTTCGACGTACAACAAGGGATAATATGTCGATTACGTCAGCACCTAGAGGCTCATCACCATCTCCAGAGGTTACAGTGAAGTTTTTTTGCGCAATAGTCCATTGATTAAGGCCACGATTGGCCCAATCAGCAAATAAAAGGTTCAAAGAGCGCTTTGCGGTCTTTAAATCGTACCCTGTTCGCACTTCTAAGCCGCAACGCTCAAAAGCCTCTTCAATGTAGTCTGCTACATCTAATTCAAAGTCCTTGGAGCCTGATACGGTCATGTCATTCCTCGTTATAAAGGTTATCGAAAACCTTGTTAACATCTAATGTGTAGTCTAAATCAGATTTAGAATAATGTATATGCTGAGATGGTTTAAAGTCAGGAGCGCCTTCTCCCGTCTGGAACCACGCAGGGTGCGTTACGCGCACACGGTTGTTAGGTAACGCAACAATATTACCCGTCCACTCACCAGCATCTAATAGCTGAAGTACATGGTTTTGTTTATGCTGTGCTGGATCGTCAGCGACCTCGCTATCTGTGTAATCAACGGTAAATAGATACTTTGCAGGGTGCATTTCACCGTTAATTTTCGCCATCCACGGGCAAGGAGTGGTTCTATCCATAACATAGACAGAATGAGTATGAGAGGCGCAATCCCAAGGCTGTGCGTCATATGTTTTCATAGGTTCAGGCCATTCTTCTAAGGGAATGTCACCTACAAGTGCAGTTATTGGCATTCTAGCCCACATTGCACCACCATGCACTGTGTCTTCATCTTCGCCTTCGGCCTCATTTCCAGTAAATATAACCTGAAAACTCAAACATCTGTTTGGTATTGCTGTTACACCAATGACCATAGCGTGCAGGAATTCGCCGTGATAATCCTCATGATTATGAGTGTATTCACGACGAACCCATGCCTTAAAATAAGGTATATTGCTGTGCAAATAAGCCATATTTTTAAGTTGCTTTTACTATTTTATAGCCCTTGGGAAGTGATGCTCTTGCTGAAGCAAGTGATTTTTTACCACCAGCGGCTCCACCTTTTGTCATACGCATGACTTTTTTGCCACCAGTAGCTCCACCTTTGGACATACGGCGAACTGTTTTACCACCAGTAGCTCCACCTTTAGACATTTTCTTAACTTTGCCACCGCTTCGGTAGCCTTTTTTCTTCATAGCCATGATAAACTCCTTATGATTGGCTTACAGCGCCTGTTGTGCGCTTTCTTCGGTTGGACATTATTTTACCGCAACCCCTTGCAACAGCAGTGCCGGGTACGTTTTTACCATTAAACTTACGTTTAGAATTAGTTTCTACAGCACCACCATTTTCCATGTTGCGAACTTTTGCGTTTTTAGTATTTGAAACCACAGTTTTTCCCTTTGCTCCTGCACGTTTCTTTTTACGAGCAGTTTTTGCACGTTCTTCTTTAGAAAGGCTTTGAGCTTTTTTGCGAGGCAAGCAACGATCTGGGTTTTTCTTATCTTTTGACGTACCACAAGGGCCTTTTATGGAACCGTCAGTGCCGATACGAACCCAATCTTGATCTACCCAATCTTTAAGCGCACCCATTAGCTTTTCTTCTTTTTCTTACCCTTTGCGCCTTTAGCGTAATTAGGGTCTTTGCAGTATTTAGAAGCAGCCATATTCGCATAAGCACTTGGATATGTATCAAATGTTCGTTTAGCCCACGCCTTTCCAGCAGGACATATTTTA